GAAGTATCAATAGATCAGAAACACAATCTGCTCCAATTTATTCATCTAAACAAGCAGCAGCCCATCAATCATGGGAAATGCCTACTGGTTTAAAAGATCAAAAAGAGAGTTTAACGTGGTTATTATAATACTCTTTCACTATTTATTTACCAGAAAATAATAAACTTGTATGGCAGATCAACCGACCGATTTAAAGAGTAGATCACTATTTGCTCGTCTTAAGAGACTTTTTTCCACAGATGTTATTGTACGTAACATTGGTGGTAAAAAACTAAAAGTAGTAGATACTGACGAAGTAGCATACGCAACAGATCGTAATACACTTCGTGATCGTTTCAACCGTATTCGTACTTCTGCGTACAATCAGTACAGTAGAGATTTTACTCTCAGTTATCAAGCAGCTCGTATCGAGCTTTTCAGAGATTATGATACGATGGACATGGATCCTATTCTAAGTTCTGCTCTTGACATTTATGCGGATGAATCACTTACTCGTAATGAGTTGGGTGATATTTTGGTTATTAATACACCAGATGATAACATTAAACAGATTCTACGCAATTTGTATTATGATATCATGAATATCGAATTTAACCTATGGAGTTATGTTCGTAACATGTGTAAGTATGGAGATTTTTATCTTCGTCTATATGTTAGTCCCGAATACGGTGTATACATGATTGAACCAATTAGTGCTTATAATGTTACCCGTGTTGAAAATAGTGATTTATACAATAAGAACTATATCAAGTTCCAAGTGAATCTTCCAGATGGTGGTAAAGTTGAAGATTTGGAAAACTATCAGGTAGCACATTTTCGTTTGTTGAGTGACAGTAACTTCCTTCCGTATGGTAAGAGTATGTTGGAAGGTGCACGTCGTGTTTGGAAACAATTGAGTTTGATGGAAGACGCAATGTTGATTCATCGTATCATGCGTGCTCCTGAAAAACGTATTTTCAAGATTGACGTTGGTAATATTCCTCCTAATGAAATTGATTCTTACATGGAGAAGTTGATTGCCAAGACCAAGAAGGTTCCATATGTCGATGAAAAAACCGGAGATTACAATCTACGATTCAATCTTCAGAATATGGTGGAAGACTTTTACTTACCAGTTCGTGGTGGTGATAGTGGTACCAGCATTGAATCATTGAGTGGTATGGAATTTACTGGTACAGACGATATTGAATATCTTCGTAAGAAGATGATGGCTGCTCTCAAGATTCCCAAGGCATTCTTGAGTTATGATGAAGATTTGAGTGGTAAAGCTACGTTGGCACAAGAAGATGTACGTTTTTCACGTACCATCGAACGTATTCAACGTATTATTATTAGTGAGTTGACCAAGATTGGTATTGTTCATTTGTATGCTCAAGGTTATAGAGATGCAAGTTTGGTGGACTTTAGTTTGGAATTGACTAATCCATCCACTGTATTTGAAAAGGAGAAGATTTCAATTTGGGGTGACAAAGTTAATGTTGCTAAAGACATGATTGAAAACAAATTGTTTAGTAAGAAGTGGGTATATCGTGAAGTTTTCAATATGTCGGATGATGATGCTTCTGCGTTGAAAAACGATATTGTTGATGATTCTAAACAAACATATCGTTTCAAACAGATTGAAGAAGAAGGTAACGACCCTGCAAAATCATTCCAAAAGGTCAATCCCGAAGGCGAGTCCTCTGGTGGAGGTGGCGGCGGTACTGAAACTGGTGGTGCTGAAGCAGGAGGTGAAGCTGGTGCTCCTACATTGAAGGAAAAGGCCAAACCCGACTCAGATTATGTAAGACCTTCTCAAAAGGGATTGAAGAAGGCATCAGACTATCCTTTTGGAGAAGATGTTACTGGACGATTGGAGAACAATCGATCAATTAAATCTGATATGTCTATCACTCCTAAGTTTGCAGGAGGATCTGTATTTAGTCTCGAAAGCATTTCTAAAGGTTTGGTTCCAAAGTTAGATAACTATTTAAAGTCTCTTAAACAGGAGAAACAGGAGTTACTGTCAGAAAATAACAATAAATCCATGATGGATGAAACGAATATATTGGAATAATACAAATATGGGAGTTTTATCAAAAATTAATATATTTATAAATTATAACTACTAATATGCACAAATCGAAGCATTCAAAGTTCAAAAATACAGGAATTTTGTTTGAGTTGCTGACCCGTCAAATTACTGCTGATATTATCGGTGGTAAAGACGAATCCGCTGCAAAACAAATTTTGTTTAAGTATTTTTCTGAGAACACAGAATTGGGAAAAGAATACCAACTTTATAATTTCTTGTTGAACGAAAAAGCTAGAGACACATCACACGCTGATCGAATGATTGGTGTAGTTCTTGAGTCCAGATCACAACTAGACAGCAAAAAGTTAGCACAACAAAAGTACGATCTTATTAGTGAGATAAAAGAATTGTATCCTATTGATAGCTTTTTGAAGGGAAATATCAAAAATTATCGTATTTTAGCTTCGATATACAAAGTTTTTGAAAACAAGACCGCTTCAAAGTTTGATGTCAAGGAGGTTCTTCAGTCCAGAGAGTCTATTATTGAGTGTTTGTGCAGCACCGTAACTAAGAAGTCTGACACTGAAGAAAATCTCCTTGAATATTACAAACAACAAAGTGAAGATATTCGTTTGTTGGCATATAAGTTGTTATTGGAGGGATTAAACACCAAGTATAAGGACTTTGATGAAAATCAAAAGAAGCTTATACGTGAGTATATCTTGAATATTTCTAACACAAATTCGTTGTCTAAATATGTGTGTGAAGAAATTGAAAAGATTAAGAAACTAATTTCTAGTTCAAAGTCAAAGATTCAAGACAATCAGGTTGTTGCAATTAAGTTGTCTGAAATTGTAAATGTGTTGGAAAAAGTAAAACCAACAACTGTTGTAAAAGACAATCATATTATGGCTCTATTGTTGTCGTATGAATTGGTAAAAGAACTTAACAATTTGAAATAATATGAGTAAAGATAAAAAACCAAAAACCCCAGATCTTATCACCGGCGAAGAAGAAGCCAAGTTGAAAGAACTTATCAAGAAATTGATTAAACAAGAACTACAAGATCTTGATGAAACATCAACAACTAGTGGAACTGGTGGAACCGGTGGAATTGATGGCTTTTCAACCCCATTTGCATTTTCTAAAAAAGGCGGCACTAACAATGCAACCAAAGCTACATTGAAACAAAATCCGGGTTCAAAGGTTGCAAAAGAAATTGATGAGGAAGAAGAACTTGACGAAAAGAAAGATCACAAGAAGAAAAAGAAACCTGACGCTGATGGTGATGGTGTTCCTGACTGGGCAGATAAACATCCCGGCGAACCAGATCAAAACTTTGAAAAGAAAGCAAAGAAAAAGGCTGTGTGGAAAAAGGGCGTTGAAAAACTTCAAAAAGATCTTGATTCGTTAGATGAAAACGAAAAGAAGTTGAACGAAGCTGTTTCACGTTATGCTCGTTTGAAAGAAAATCCCAAGAGACATTCCTACAAAGTATCTTTGATTACTCAAGAAATCACAAAGATGCTCAGAGAAGTTGACTTTTTAATGAGTGTCAATCAAAGACTCAAAACCGAAATGAACGTTCCAAATGAAGAACTTTGGAAGCGTACATCCGGCAGAATTGCTGAAATCAAAGCAAGATTGAAGTCAATTGGTATGAAACTTAGAAAATTACAATAATATGATTTCACTCGTAAAACTTATTACTGAAGACGAAGGTGATCCACAGCATTTTGGTACATCTACTGCTGGTGGTCAACCATTGCCATCTACATCTGTAGACTACAATGTAAGTTCTGACTTTTCTGAATTTGAAGCTAAAATTGCAAGAACCACAGCGGAATCAAAAGCTGCATTTCTTCGTAATTTGAACAATCGTATATTGAATAAGAAGGTGTCTATTCAAGCATCCAAGGGATATGGTCAACCAATTCGTGACTATGAAATTTCAGTCACTAGTACCAGTCTTGACTACTTTTATGATCGTTATGTTGTGATTCTCAGAGATGAAGATGACAAAGAATACTTTTTGAAGCCAGGCTTCAAGATCACAATTCTTGGTCAGGGAGAACCTCTGAAGGTTAAGGCACCAAAGGAACCAAAGACAGCAGAGCCAGGAACCAAGGCAACAACTCAAGTTGGTCAGGCAGCTGTACAATCAGTTACTCCTGCTCCAAAACCTCAGGCACAACCACAACAAACAAAAACAGCTTAATTATGGATAAAACAGTACAAACAGGTTGGATCTTTTTCGAACCAATTGGTGGAATGCTCAATGAAGCAAATGAAGATCCATCTAAACCGATGATCGTTCAAGGTGTTCTTCAACGTGCAAACGCTAAGAACCAAAATGGACGTGTGTATCCAAAAGATATCTTGGAACGTGAAGTCAAAAAGTACGACGACAGTTTTGTTAAAGAGAGACGTGCTTTGGGTGAATTGGATCACCCAGACAGTAGCGTTGTTAATCTTCAAAACGTAAGCCACAATGTTGTTGAAATGATGTGGAATGGTGATGACTTGGTTGGCAAGGTTGAAATTCTTCCTACACCAAGTGGTAACATTCTTAAGGCATTGTTCAAGGCCGGTATCAAATTGGGTATCAGTAGCCGTGGTCTTGGAAGTGTTCGTAAAAATGTTAGAGAGAACGCTGATGAAGTACAAGACGACTTTGAATTGATTGCGTTTGACTTTGTTAGCAATCCATCAACCAGAGGTGCATTTTTGTTTCCAAGTGGTGCATTGAACGAATCTGTGACACCAAATATTGTCAACAAGTATGCAAAAATTGAAAGTCTGATTCACGACATAATTTCCGAAGCAAAATAATCTATGACACCAGATACTAGACTTCTTATTGAAAATTTGTATTTCAAAGAACTGTTAAACGAAGAAATTCAATTTTTTGAACAATATGAATCACTCCTCGGTGAAAGAACCAAGGAGTTTTTTGACGTTTACTGTGAAGGTCTTGCATTTCAAAAAGCATTGATACTTGAACTTGAATGTGTTCAAATTACCGATCAAATTCTTCAAGAAAAGTTCGGTGATCAATTTGCTGCCAAAGTTGCAGGTTTTGGTGCAAAAGCTGGTGCTAAGGTTTTGAATCTGGCCACTGGTGGTAAATGGGGTGGTACACTTGGTGACAAACTACGCAATAAAATGATGAAGGGCGTATCACCAGAGGAATGGGATACACGTACTTATTTGACCTCCAGAAACAAGAATTTCGTAAGAAGTGTTGGTGATTATCTTGGACAACTCAAGACGTTTGACAAAACCTTGCCTGACAAAGTTGGATTGGTACCAGTCAAAATGAGTGGTTGGGCAGGTGGTATTTGGCAAAAAGGAAAACAAATTTTGGGTGGTGCAGGTGACACTGCTTTGGCTGGGTTGGCTGTGCCGGGTGCTGCACTAACTGGTACAGTATTTGCTGGTGTTGGTGGTACAGAAAAACTTCTTCGTAAGTTAAACGAACTCTTTGATGCTGAATGGAAAAAGTTACAGAATCTTAAACCCGTTCAAGACTTTGATCGTTTGTTTGAAGTAAAGAAAAAGCTACTTCGTGATAAACTATCCAAGTTAGATTCAACTGGTAAAGAAACAAGTGCTATTATCAGCACTATCGATGCTTTAGGAAAATACGGTCGTGAAAATCCAATTAAATCAGGAATTATTATTGGATTGTTGACTTTTGCAACAGCCATAGGCGCAGGTACCTTAGGTTTAGTAACGTTGACTGCTGCACAATTGCCATTGTTGTTAGGTGCAATTGCATTTGTATTGAACACTGGATTTGAACTTTTGACCGGTCAAAGTGCATCATCCGCAGTTGGAAGTGGTATTAAAACCGGTATCGGTACTGCTGCAGGTTCTGCTGTTGGAGGCGTTGCAGGTGCTGCTTTATCTGAAAACAATTCGTTAAAATTAACAGATATTGTTAATAATATTTTATCCGAAGCAGATGAAACACCTGCTACTTCCGGTTCTCCTGCTGTTCCTACTAATCCAACAACTCCAGCTGCTCCAGCTGCTTTAAATCCAAATCAAGTCAAAGCAGTTGAGAATTTGAAGTTGAACCTTGTAAAGGAAATTTCGACATATCTTAAAGATATTGCAAAAACATTTAAAGTTAAGGGGTCATCTACACAACAGTTGATCGATAACTTGAAAACGATTCCACAAGCAAAAAGTGCTGTTGATATTCTTGAAAGTTTGATGGCAGAGTTTCCAAAGTATAAATTGGATTTTCCTGCTGATGTTGTGGTTGATGAGAAGGAAGCAGCAACTCCACCTACACCTGCAACACCAGATGGTGGTGGCGGTGGTGGTCAAGGCGGTGGCGGTGGCGGTGGTGGTCAAGGCGGTGGCGGTGGTGGTCAAGGCGGTGGTGATACACCTCCAGGCACAACACCTCCAGGCACAACACCTCCAGGCACAACACCTCCGGGCACAACACCTCCGGGCACAACGCCTCCGGGCACAACACCTCCAGATGGAACTACACCAGCAGTTCCGGGTACAACTGCTGCTCCAACACCTGATCAAATTAAGATGGTTAAGGCATTTCTATCAAAAGTAAATGATGTGTCTGGCTTCTTGAAAAACATTGATCCAAATACAGTAGATTTGGTGAAGTTACGTCCGGTTCTACTTACTTCATTGGATTTGTTTGATATTATTGTTGGTGGAAAGTATTCAGCGGTCAAAGTCAATAAGAATATTGACGGATTGTTTTATGTTGCTTTGAGACCCCCACAAGTTCAACAAGGTCAACCTGCTGCTGGAGTTGTTAAAGAGGCAGCACAAACAAATATTCCATTGAACAAGGCATCAATTCAGATTCTTCAAAAACTAAAGAAGAATCCTCTTGTTGCTGGAGGTGTACTACAACGTCTTCAAAAGTTGATGACGATCAATCCAGCAAATCCAAATGATGCAAAGAACGTTCAACTATTTTTACGTTTGGTCAGAGATTCAATCATGACCAAGACTGATCAGATTGTAAGAAAGTCAGTTGGAACCAACACTGGTGTGTTGAGAAAGGAATTTTTGAGTGAAGCCATTACTTCCTCAGATATGACTATGTTTATTAACGAATTCAATTTGTTGGTTTCCGACTTGGTGGCACTAATACAACAACTACGTAATATTAACCTTGCTGCAAAACCGCAGGCAGCAGTTAAAGATGGTCACTCACTAGTTGGTAAAGGAAACGATGGAATTGGTGAAAACGATGTTTATCAGTTTACCAACAATAAGTGGTATTATTTTGGTAAGATTGATCAACTCAAAGCCACTGGTGAAACGGTAAAAGATCCAGAACTTTTAAAGGATTTGTCTATCGTAGCTGGAAATCGTGATGACTCTGATAAAGTTAAAAAAGCAAAAGATGTATCAAAACAAACTCCAAAACAGAGTTCTGAAAAGAAACCAACGACTCCTGAAAAGGACAAAGGTTCTGAAACTAAACCAGAAGAACCCAAGAAGTAATTAGAAAATAAAAAACCCACTCTTTCGAGTGGGTTTCTTTTTTATGTAGTATAAAGTTTATTCCATGTGGAAATAACGTTCCAACATCATTCCACATTCTTGATATAGACCTTGCATTTTTCTCATAGATTCATCACACTCTGCTGCCATCTTTTTGAACTCGGTGGTCATCTTTTTTACTTCACCTGTATGTTTACGAATTGTTTTTTCGTCAAACCAAGCATTTTCTTCTTTGTTACCTTCGTGAAGTTTTTCGATTAGGTATGCTTCTGACAAATCACCGATATTGCCCATTTTATTTGCAACTTCCATGAGTTTCTTACGTGCTTCCAAAACTTCGTTATACTTGTTATATTCAAATACAAGTTCTTGAAGCATCTTCTTTTGTTCTTTGGATAGACCACGTTGAACAACAGGAACAGCAGTTGAATGAACTGGTTCTGGGTGAGTTGTTTCAGCAACACCGTGTGGACTTACAGCAGTAATATCCGATTGAGGAGGAGACTGCTTAGACGCTGGAATGTTTTCTAAAATCGATTTGAGTTTCATACTTTTGTATAAATAGTGATTTTCTGTCAATTCGTTTGTTAATGTATCAAAATAATCTAGTAGACCGGGATTTTTATCGGTACCCATCAAGTGACCATATACTTTTTCTAATCTATATGAATTTTCTGGTTCAGACATGCTTTTCTTTTCCAACATCCATTTGTTATCTTTGGTTCGAGCAACACGTCGAGTGAATTTCTTTTCGTCATCTAATCCATTTGGAAGAGCATCTTCTTCCATGTAGTGACCATCGTCACCTGCGTTTTCGCCGGAGAATCCCATACTAGCAAACATTTCAAGATCACATGGTTTCCAATCTTTGAGACGGACCAAATGCGGATGTGTTGATTCTTCGGATTTGGGACCATTTAGCATATTGCTAGTATGCTTCATTTTTTGAATCAAATGAGGATGTTTGCCTTCTTTGTTTGGATTGTGTTGTTGTACGATACTGCTTGTTGTATCCATATATTAAAGTCCTATTTCGTCGTTGACTTTTTTGAGAAACTCAGAAAGTAGAGCGGGATCACCTTTTGAATTGGTAAAACTATCAGATGTAATCAGTGTTACCTTAATTGGTTCTGGTTTTTCTGGTTTACCGTCCTTGGACTGTTCTGGTTTCTCAGTTGGTTCTGTTAAAGTGAAACTCTTATAAGCTAACAAATTACCCACTTTGATTTTCTTAATCACAGTGGTTTTATTGATTGATTCCATTTTACCACCATTCAATACCTGTTCGGTACTCTTGTATCTTATTTCAAAAATGTTTCTAGCAAAAGGAGTTTTGATATTAGGAACAGTTGCTGCCAACTTTTCTTCATTTGTAAATGATACACCAATACTCAGTTTCAAATATGACTCAAACGTATTGGGAGGCAATAACGTTATGTCCTTTTTATCAGCCATAACAACTCTTTCATCTTCTGTGATTATTTCATGAAGTAGATCTTTAATGAGGTTTTTGATCTTTTCTTTTGAGTTATTAGGCATAAATCGTGATGTAGTATAAATAGACGTTAATACTATACAAATACGAAGATTTTTTAATGTTTTGTAAAAACACATATATTTATATCAAAATGCGGCAACGTCTTTGCTGCCACAATAATACAAATTCGATTGAAGTTCCTCCCCAATAACTTCAGAACCACAAGGAAAATATAATATGTCCGATCTATTAAAAGAAGCGCTTGCGGACGCCAAGGCTGTTCGTGCTACTGCTCTTGCTAATGCAAAGGTAGCTCTTGAAGAAGCATTTGGTGAACGTGTACAAGCATTGTTCGCAGAAAGACTAAAAGAAGAAGCATCCGAAGAGCCTATGGCATCTGATAAACCAGTTGAGATGCACGGTGGTGAAAAACATCTTGAAGAAGATGGTATGGCTCAAGAAGACTCAATCAGTGATGCTGAACTAGAAGAAATCATTGCTGAACTTGAAAAAGATGCAATGGAAGAAGAGGGCGAAGCACCAGTTGATCCTGCTGCCGCAGCACCTGCTGCTCCAATGGACCCAACTGCTGCACCAGCACCTGCTCCAGCAGCTCCTCAAATGTCAGATACTCCAGCA